CAGCCCGGCCTTCCCGCGGCGTTCCTTGGAGCGCATGACGTAAAGGGCGTGCTGGTGATACCGGGCCGAGTGCTCATCCCCTTCGAGGGTGGGCTGGTCGCCGGTGGCTAGTCCCTCATCGGGGGGAGTGCCTGCATCAAACGGTTCGTCCTGGTCCAGGCGGTCACCCGGAGTGGACATCCGCACACCAAGAATCTCGGCGTCGGAATACGCGGGCCACAGCACGGGCCCGTACTCCCGCAGCCCCAGCCGGGTGCGGCGCACCGTCCGCAGCTGCCCGGCGGAGTCGGGGCGCCACCGGTCGCCGCGCCGCAACTCCGGCGACGACGACCAGATCTTCCCGGTGAACGACTGCGCGGTGATCGACCCGGCGCGGATGCTTTCCAAAACCTCATCCGCCAAAGGGGTGTCCGAATACCGGGTGCGGGTCAGCAGCCCGCGGGCTTCGGCGCGGATCTCCACCGGGGTGCCGATCGGCATGCTGAACCGTTCCGACGGCGTCCCCTGGATCGTCATCCCGTGGTTGTACAAAACCTTGACGGCGCCGGGGAGGCCGCCGCGGGCGCGGGTAGCGTGGTCGATCGCCCGGTGGAACGCCGACGGGTCGATGACCTCCTGGTAATGGCCCTGGAAGTCCTGGATTTCCGCGGGCCGGTCGAACACCGCCGCGAACGCCTCCACCGTCCGCCCGTCACCACCGTCCGCGGACCGGATGATGTGCATGTCCTCCAGGGCGTAGAACCGCATGAAATCGCTGCGCGACGCCCCCGAGGAGGAGTCTTCGGCGATGTCGATGCCGAACTTTTTACACGCCGCCCGGATGCGGTCCTTCACCTCACCCAGGGTGACCCCGTTCATCGGGTACATGGCCGCGTTCTTCGGCATGTTGATGTACGCCCACGCCGCGCGGGCGTGCGCCTCGGTGTCCACCGGGTACTTGCCGTTCTTCGGGTCCGCGTAGGTGACGTTCCCGTAGGGCTTCTTCGAGTCCGCCATCACTGACCTTCCTGCGAGTTTTCGTTCCTCAGCGGCGTGGGTCGCCGGGTAAATGCCAAGGGCGGCGTGGTGGGCCAGGTTGCAGTACCCCTTCGCGTCCCGGATGTACTTCGACAGGTGCTCCACGCACCGGTCGAAATCGTTCGGTTCCCCCCACCGGATCTTTGCCGCGCCCTCACCGTGCACCCAGTACTCGTGCAACCGCTCCGTACCGCTGGGATTGGTGACCAGTCCCGCCGCGCGCATCGCGTCAGCCAGGTCCATTGCCCCTCCGGGCGCTGGCCGCCACCGGGCCCGGGCGTGACCCGTTGCCCCCGTCACCAGGGGACGTGGACGGCACCGGCAACCGGGTCGTGGTTCCGGGTGGCAGCGGCGACGCGACCGCACCCGGCTGCTCCTGCGGCAGCAGATGCTGCACCGCCGGGCCGCCACCGGGTGTGCCGGTGCCCCCGGATTGGAGCTGGGACAGGTCCATCGAATCCACCGCCGCCACCGCCGACTCGTGCGTGTACCCGGCCTGCACCATCGCCAACAGGGCCTGCGCCCGCACCAGCGACGTCTGGCCGCGTTCCATCTCCCCGTCCTGCAACGCGGCGATGTCGCCGGTGTCGAACCACAACCGGTTCCCCCCCGGCACGTCCAAAACCTGCTCCAGGGCACCGCACACGCTGCGCCACTGCGGGCGCGCCCACAGGTTCGCGAACTTCTGCATCGACTCCTGGAAACCGCGCCCGGCGCCCCGCAACGGTTCCAGGCCGACCAGGACAGCGGGGACCTGGGAGGCGGCGAGGATGCGTTCGGTGCCGGCTTGCATGACGTTGGTGAAGTCCATCTGCGACAGGGAGTTGCCGATGATCGTCGCATCAGCGCCCTGGTCCAGGACGAGGGTTTTGAACGCGTTCTGCGGCCCCGCGTACCGGGCGGCCATCCGCTCCCGGATCGAGTCCACGGTGCCGGGCTGCAGCTTCTGCGTGTACCGGATCAGCATGTTCGGCGACGCTGCGTTCGCCAGGTACTTGATCTTGTACTGGGTCATGCCGTCGTCGCCTTGCACGTCCCGCACCACCGGCGCCAGCCAGCTCATTCCCCGGAAATCCGCCTGCGGGTCGCACAGCGGCGCCCAATGAACAACCTCATTCGCGGGGACGAAAAACCCGCGGCCCTGCCCGGTCACGCCGCGGGGCGGTTCCCACCAGTACCCGGTGGGGCGCCGGTACTGGCCGCCGCCGGGCACGGGGACCAGCTCGGACACGATCGTCGTCCAGTCCGGCCGCAACCGCACCAGCCGGTCCTCACCGGGAGCGTCCCAGATGTACGCGTTCCCCGCCACGGACACGTCCTGCTCCATCCGCGCCAGCAGCTGCTGCGACGTGCTGCCGGGGCCGAACGGCTGCTCCACTTTCGCCAGGGTGGTGTTGCCGAACAGGTGCTTGTCGTCCTTCGCCTGGTACTGAAAAACGGCTTCGGAGAACAGGTTCATCCGCACGTAAATCGCCGCGAACACCACCGCGCTGGACCCGTGCGCCGACTGCGCCCACGCCGCCCACTGCGGCAGGATCGCCTCCCGGTCCGGCCCACCGTAACTGGTGGTCAGGATGGCGGCGCCGCTGGCCAGGCCCTCCCAGTACCCCGCGCGGCCGATCAGGCGATCAAGCAGCCTCATGAGGCGTCCCGGGCCCGTTCCAGGATCTCCGCCAGCGTGCCGCCCTCACCCGGGCGAGTGATCGCCGCCGGCGGCTGCCCGTCGTCCCGCAGAACACCCCACGCCACCAGCAGCCCGCCCTCGGCTATCACGACGAGGCCCAGCGCCCACCTGGCCACCAGCCACCCGCCGGCAAGCGCGCACAACCCGCCCAGGACACAGGCGGCCACGGAGATCCGCACAACCGCCTCCTAGATCATCCACACGCCGACGTCACCGGACGGGCCGCGCTCACCGAACCCCCACAACGCCAGCGTCACCGCCACCAGGGGGGAGATGTCCGCCGCCGCGCCTTTCCGCGCCCATGTGCGCCCCGCGTCCCCCACGTCCCGGGTCGCCGCCGACGCGACCGCCGCGGACAGTTCCAGTTGCCCCCGGTGCCGGATGTTCCCCGCGTCCACGGCGGCTTCGAAAAACTGGCCGAACGACGCCGCCACATCCCGCGAACCCGGTTTCAGCACCTCCACACCGGCCTGCTCCAACGCCGGAAGCATCGACGCCTCATGACCGGACGGGTCCAGCACCACCGCGCACGGCGAATGCCGCTCGCACAACTCGATCAGCCGCGGCACCACCCACGACGTCCCCGGCCGGTAATCGGAGACCTCCACATGCCGCAGCCCGTCCGCCCGCTGCCCGGCGACGCCGATCGCCGCATGCGCCCGGTCGCCCTCCACCGCGACGGCGAACGCCACCGGGCGGCCCGGCTCCGACCGGTGATCCGCCAGGCCGGCCCACACGCCCTCGGAGATCACATGCCACCCCGGCGGCGACGCGTCCGGCCACTGGTTCAGGTACGCCCGGCGGAACTCCGGCAATTGCATCGTGTCGAAATCGGCGCGGACCGCCCCCCGGGTGACCGTGTGCCCCAGGGCGGGCATGCACGCCGCCCACGTCGCCGGGTCACCCGGGTCCGCGTCATCCGGCGCCGACCACTCAAAAAACGCCATCGACTCGGTCAGGCCCAGGTCGGCCCGCACCCGGCCCTGGTCAACCTTCTCCCGCAAGTACACCGACGCCGCCGTCCCCGCCGTCGACACGATCCACAACTGCGGCTGCGCCCGGGTGATCATCGCCGGCTTCATCGCCTGCTCCGTCCGCGCATCCGTCTGCGCGAACGCCTCATCGATGAACCCCAGGTCCAGGGTGTCCCCGTGACCCGCTTTCTCCGTCGTCGCCTCAATGCCGTGGTGCGACCCGTTCGACCACAAGATCGCTTCCATCCCCAGGGTTTTCCGCACCCGGAACAACCCCCGCAACGGCGACGCCTCCAGCGTCTTGACGTGCTCGTCTTCCCACTTCTCCCGCGCCTTCAACCGGGTCTGCGCCGTGTAAGAGATCCGCTGCCCGCCGCCGAACGACAACGCCCGGTGCACCGCGACCGCAAGCTCCTCCGTTGTCTTCCCCGACTGCCGCGGCACCGTCACCACCACGGTCCGGTACACCAGCAGCCCCGTCGCCGGGTCGATCTCCAGCGCCACGTCCGCGGTGTAAGCCTGCCACGGCATGAACCGTTTCCCCAGCGTCGCGCTGATCTGCGCGACCCTCGGCCCGTAAGTCAGCCGTTCCGGCCGCCGCGGGGTCGCCCACCGGGGCTGACAGCTGAGCGACAAGCTCCGCGATGACATCTCGGTCGTCATTGGCGCCTTCCGCCAGAACCGTCAGCGTCGCCCGCAACTCCCGGGCGATCGCCGCCGTCGAAAGCCCCGCACCGGCGTCCAGCGCCCGCGCCAGCTCCAGCGACGACGCGGACAGCGCGTCATGCGCCGCGTGCACTTTGGGCATGCCACGCAGGCTTTTCGCCGTCGCCAGCTCAATTTTGCCCCGGCGCTTACGCTGCGTGACGGATGGTCCCCCCTCAAAACGGCCGCAAGATTTTTTTCGG